TCAGGAGGCGGTCTCAGGTGAGGGCGGGGCCGGAGCGGGGAAGGTGTTGTGCAGTGCCTGGGCCATCGCCAGCAGGGCGACGCGGCCGTCGGGGGTGAGCTTGTCGTAGAAGTCCAGGAGGTTGGCTTCTTCGATCTTGAGCGGGCGGCCTTGAAGGGGGAACTCGGAGTCGAGTGCGAAGGCCTCGCTGACCTCGTCGATGCTCGCCCCGAGCGCGGCGGCCAGGCGCTCCATCGCGTCCAGACTGAGGTTGCGGTGATCCCACTTGCCACGGACGTAGCGCGAGAGGCTGTCGTGCGGCAGGTTGTTGTCCCGCTCGATCGATCTGACCGATCGTCCGCCCGCGTACTTCTTCACGAGTCTGCCGATGTGGGTCTCACGATCGCCGGAGCTGTCTTTGCCCGGTGCGTCTGTCGTCATGGTGTTCCCCTCGCGCCGTCCTGCGCCGTGCGTCCCCTGAGGCAGTCGGCGGCACCCAGTTGCGAAGTGCGCCATTCCTACCAACCGGCGCACCCATAGGCCAATTTTTGACCATCCAGTGGACGACTGCGACCCGCCGTTGGTCTCGTGATGAACAGCTCGACCGTTGTTCGGGACCGAATCGTAGAGGAGATCGTGCCGTACTGACGGCCAGATCACCCGCCTGACCCACCTTCGCATGTCGCATGCGGCCCGACAATCTGAGCGGATGTCGCGTTTTCGCTTGACGGGCTGGTGGAGTTCGGGCAACGTGGAATGTGCAAGGTCAACTACTTCCGTCACGAGATCTTGGGGGGCCTCATGAGGAAGCGACGCGGTCGAGGACGCGTGTCGGCTGATGTGGAAGCGATGCTGTCGGCGTGGATGGCGGAGCTATCGAGGGCCGGATACCTGCGGGTGTCCGGCCGCGAGGGCCGCTGACCACCACAGCCCGCTTGCCGACCGCCCAGGGAGGGCGGTCATCGCGATGACCGAGAACAGCATCACCGTGTCCACCGTAGAAACGATCGCCCTGGACAACCAGGTGCACGACATCACCCTGCTCCGCATCGTCGAGGAGCAGATCAGCAAGCTCACCAGCCTGCGCAACACCTTGCGCGGCACCGTCAAGGACCGCCTTGGCGATCGGGAGTTCGGCACCGTCAACGGTGTTCCCGTCGTCCGCTGGTCCAACGAGTTGCGCGTGACGATCTCGCCGAAGCTGCTCAGAGCACGGCATCCTGAGGTCGCGCGTGAGTGCGAGGAGATCGCACCCGTCCGGAAGTTCTGGTTGCTGGACGCGGCGTGAGCACCCGGAGGAAGTCCGGCCGGTCACGGGAGACCGGCCGGGCTCGCCCTGGGAACGCCCCGACCGTGCTGGGTGATCTCGCTGCCGAGGTTGCCGAGCACTTGATCGGCCTGCCGCTGGACTACGGCACCACCGTCGAGCAGATCGCCGCCCTGTTGGCGGCCGAGCCGCGTAACCGCCCGAGCGTGTGCGGTGACGGCCGTGATCGTGGACGACGCGCTGCGCGACCCCTTCCGTGAGACCACCGCGAACCGTTGGCGCGCTGGGATTCCGTCCTGGGTCGCGCCTCAAATGGTCGGCGTGACCGTGCGGCGGATGGTGTCGCTGGATGTGCTGGTGCCGACCGGCCGTTACGTGCGCTCCGATGACACCAAGGGCAGAAACGGCGGGAAGCTGATGCGCGTCTACGCGCTCAACCTCGCCGCGCCCGCTCTGCTGCATCCGCGCACCGCCGCCGGGCAGCCCGCCGCCTGACGCTCTGTCCTTCGTTGCCGCGCACCGTCGCGCGGCCATCTCGTGCTGACCGCACACCATGACCTTGTTTTGGGGGACCGTTTCCGTGGCTCGTGACCACGCTCGCTTTTACCTGTCCATGTGGGACGACGATGACTTCATCGCCTTGTCCGCGCTCGCCAAGCTCGTCTATGTCCAGCTGTGCATGCAACGCAAGCTGGAGTACTCCGGGGAACTGACCGTGTCGGTGAAGCGCTGGAGCAAGGCGCACCCGGATCAGGACACCGACACCATCCGGGCGGCGCTGGCCGAACTGGACGCCGCCCGGTTCGTGGTGGTCGACCAGGACACCGATGAGCTGCTGATCCGCTCGTTCATCCGCAGTGACCAGCTCTACAAGCAGCCCAACGTCCTGCGGGCGGCGCTGCGCTCGGCGTTCGAGATCTCCTCGCCGCTGCTGCGCCGTGCGCTGGCGTCCGAGCTGCGCCGCCTGCCGGTCGAGATCACCGGCCCGGCCCCGGCGGTCGCGGCGATCGAGCTGGAGGCGGGCGCCCGCGAGCTTCCCGCGTCGGTGAAGGCCGCCATGTCCGTTCGCGGCTCGACCCGCACCGCACCAACCCCCGCACCGCCCGCGCCCGCCGTCCACGGCCATGACGACGCGCACGCCGAGCCGTTCGAGCCTGTGCCCGCACCTGCGGTGAACCCTTCCCCGAACCCTTCCGGCAACCCCTCGCCGAACCCTTCCGCGAACCCTTCGCCGCGAGGCAGGGGAGAAGGGAGTAGGGAGATGGAGCTTGGAGTAGTTCCTCTTACGCTGGTTAAAACTCAAGTGGGTGTTCCCGCGCCTGCGCCCACGCACACGAGCGCGGACATGCCCGCCCGTACACGCGAGGCCGCTCCGCTCGCCAGGGTTTCCGCCGAGGTCTCCGCCGTCGCCGGCGTGGATGGCGAACTCGAGGCGTCTTCGGTACGGCAGTTGCGCCGCCGTGAAGCCGAGAGGCTGGTGTCCACCCACTGCCCCCGCCAGCCCCGGCAGGTTCTCGACCGCTTGCGCGGCGAGGTGATCGGGCTGTTGCGGGACGACGTCGAGCCCGCGGCCATCGCGTCGGGGTTGCGGTTGTGGGCAGGAAAGCAGCTTTCGACGTCGATGCTGGCCGAGCTGGTCGGCGAGGCGATGCGCGCTCGCTGCACCGCCGCATCGCCTGAGGCGCGTCGGCGTGAGCAGGTGGCGGCGGCGAACTGGGAGGCGATCCGGGCCGATGCCATCGCCGATGACGACACGAGCCCGATCGGGCTGGCCGTGCGCGGGGAGCTTCCCGGCCACGCCGATGCCGCGACACTGGACGCGATCCTGGAGCGCGCGCTGCACCAGGCCGTAGGGCTCGACACGTCAGCAGGCGAGAACCTGGCCGATGAGCCCGCACACGACGGCGCGGAGAACGCGTTGACGGGGGCTGCGGCGTGAGCGAGCACGGAACCCAGCAGCTCAACCGCAGCGCCATGCGGGCGCTGTTGGCGCACTACCGGATCACCGCCGACGACACCGCGCCCGAGGACGTGATCACCGACTGGCTGCGAGAGCTGCGCGGGCGCAGCGTCGGCGAGTGCCACGCGGCGTTGAGCTCGATGGCACCGGGCCGGGTCCAGCGCGCCACGGCCGCCGAGGTCGCCCGGCTGATCACGCTCGCACGGTCCCGGCCGGCCGGGACGACCGCACCGGGCTCGGCGCGCCCGCCGCTGCCACGCGACCGGGCCGCCGACCAGCAGGCAGGCGCGCGGGGCGTCGGCAAGGTCTACGCGGCGATGGGCTGGAGCGGGCACGAGAAGCACACGCTCGCCCGTTCGGTGCCGTGCCCGTTCTGCAGGGCGCTGGCCGGTGTCCCGTGCAGCCCGTTGACCCGCAACCGCCTGCGCCAGCGCGAGGTCCGCGACCGGGAGACCCGGATGCACCCGTCCCGGCTCAAGGCCGCGACCGAGCGCCAGCACACCCACTCGACTTCGTCCGGCGCTGCCGCGTCCGGCACCGCCACGCAGGGAGCTTCCGCATGACCGCCGCACGCCACTTCATCGCCGACGAGGTTGTCCACACTGACACGGACGCTGTCCACACGGTTGTCCCCAGCCGCGACGAGGCCGCGACCGCGCGCCTGTCCTGGGAAGTCGCCGTGGACCAGCTCGTCCGGCCCGGCCTGCACGTCGTGCGCCGCGCGAACGGCACCACCGAGACCGCCGAGGTGCTGACCCTGCTGCGCCAGGTCGAGGAAGCCGTCTTGCCCGGCTCGGCGGTCTCCGGCAGGCCATCACAGGGTTCCCGTCCCCCGGCGAGCCTGGGCGCGCTGTCGCTGCTCGCCTCGATCCGGGCCGAGGTCAAGCAGTGCTGCCGCACCCACGGCCACGAGAGGTGGACGACGCTGACCGAGCAGGTGCAGGCATGGGGTGAGCACGCCGGGCACTGGCAGCACGCCGCACCGGACTACGTGGTGTGGGCCGCGCAGGAGTCCACGCGCTGGGTCGCGCAGGCCCGGCAGATCCTCGACCCCGAACCGCGGCTTCCGCTGCGCGGCCGGGCCTGCCCGGTCTGCCGCGTCGACGTCGTACAGGTCTGGTCCGACGACGAAGGCGACTTCGTGCGCCGCCCGGCCCTGCGCATCGACGCCGAGCACGTAGAAGCCGTGTGCGCCGCCTGCGGGCAGCGTTGGGGCCTGGACGTGTGGGCGCAGCTCAACACGATGCTCGATCAGCAACTCACCCACGAAACCCTGGCAGTGACCGGGATCACGCACGGCGAGGGTCCGGCGTAGTTGACCTTCACTCGTTTCAGTGCGCATAATGGTCGGCACTGGGACACGTATGCCCAGACCCCTTACCCGATGCCCGTCGCGCCTCCCCCCGGTGCGGCGGGCATCGTGGCGTTTCGGGACCACCTCAGGCTTTCCAGTCCACGAAGACGCTGGCGCCCGTCCCCCGCCGCCGTCTTCGTCACTGCGGGCGGTGGCGCACCGCCGCACGACGCGACCATTCCCCAGTCCCGTCGAGCGCGACGCCGCCGCCCGCACCCCTGCGCCTCGTCCCGCGAACCCATGCCGGCCGCCGCGCCCAGGCTCGTTGGTCACCGAGCTGCCCGCCGACGCAGGCCACGGACAGCCCTCGCCGACCACGCCGTGCCGACAAGATCAGCTTTCCGGCACGTGGGCAGACCGAGAATTTCTTTTCAGCACGACGACACATTTTCGCAGGTAGATAATGTGCACGAAAAAGCGCGCGAAATAGTTTTCCGCTCGCATTCCATTTCCTTGCCCTATGGTCCCAAAAGGGGGATCATGAGGGGGTAATCAGTTGTGCCGGTGGTGAGACACCGATTCAGCAGAGAACCGAAAGGACCATGGGTTATGTCCATGCTTTACCCGAGTACCGCCGTCCAAGTAAGAGGTAGTGGCCCTGACTTCCGGAGGTTTGGTGCCCAGTGCTTCTCTACTGCCTCAGTGGCCCATGTGGGCATGTTGTGCTTCAAGATCTTGGAACACCTGGACAGCATGAGCAGCAACCGGCACAGCATCCGGTTTGCCCCAGGCAATCACCTGACTCTGGTAGTGGCCGACGTGTTTATCGCAGAGCCGTCTGAAATCGAAGTCGTGATCGAGGCGGAGAACTACGCCTTCGCACTGGAAGAGTTCAATTGGGACAACCAGTTGAACCCCTACGACCGGCGTTTTCACCTGTGCCAGGTGATGATTCTGGGTCCGGCTGCCTCACAGGCAATGGAGCAATCCGGGGTGGTAATGCAGGCCACCACCGTGACCTGCCCGTCCTGTAAGAGCCCTGGCCCTGTCTCAGGCCGCTAGCCGCCCTGGTGTCCGGGGTGCTGTACCGGCATCCCGGACCCCTTGATTCACACAAGCCGGGCACACGACCGCATGGAAAAGCCCTGGCGGCTGGTGAGACAGCCCCAGGGCGGCGGTCGGGTGTCCGCCCGGAGCAACCGAAAGCAATCTCCGAGAGGACGCCTGACATGGGCGAGAGTACTCCACCGCTGGACGCGTTGTCTGCCGCCGAGGCGGGCCAACGCTACCTCTACGCGGTCAACCTGACCGACACGCAACTGACCGCTCTGCACCAAACCCTCAGCCTGGACACGCACGTGATGAACGTGCTGTGCCTGCTGTACCTGGATTTGGGGACCGACATGGTGCGGGAGCGCACCGACCCGATGGCCGTCTACCAGTGCCGTGAGTACGGCTGGGTGGTCGGCGATGGCCGACTCCAGCTCACCTCCGAGGGCCTGGCGGCGTGGTGGCAGTGGAAGAACGCCGTCACCCCGCACAGGCGTGACTCGCGCTTTCAGCAGTTGTGGCGGGACGTGACGGGATGGTGAGGAAGCCGACCGCCACCGAACGCGGCGCCGCCGTAGCCGCACTGGAGAAAGAACAGGCCGTCTACCGGGTGGCGTACCTGATCGCCAGGGGTGATGGTCGCCCGGCCGAGCTGACGCGCTTGTCCACGATGGACAGTGTCATGCAGGCGATGAGCCGGGGATGGGTGGCCGCGCCGATCACGGCCGGTTTCCCTTACCAGCTCACCGATTCCGGCCGTGTGGCGCTGGCCCGCTGGTTCCGGATCGTGGCCGACTACAGCGGCGTGGACCCGGTGTGCGCGGCGCTGTACGAGGCGGTGACGACCCCGTGACCGAGATCCCGGACGCCACCACGGCCCCGAAGCCGCACACCGACGGCATCGCGTCGATGCGGGGCGGCTTCGCGCGCCATGCGTTGGTGCGCGATGCGCTGCCCGTCAGTCCTGGTCCGCTCACCCGTGACTCGGAGGCGTTCAAACGCCTGGCCGACGATCTCCCGGTGCGTCGCGTGCTGTGGATGCTGGCCTCCGGCTGGACCTGGCCGTGGCTGCTGGACGACGCCACGACACCGGCCGCGCGGAACCGGGCGATCAGACGCGGGCTGATGGCCCCGCCTGTGGGCGAGCCGGACGCCGTACTGGTGCCGTATCACCTCACCGACGCGGGCCGCGCCGAACTCCTGAACTGGGTCGAGCGCATCACCCCGCACCGGCATCTGCCCGAGGTGGACGCGCTCTGGCGTGTCGTGACCTGGAAGTAGTCCCGCTCGGCGGCGACCAGTCCTGGCCGCCGCCGAGCTTTCACCGATCACATTTCCGTTGACGTACAAGGGGAAAGTCGTTGACTGACAGGGTTGTCTACATGCGGATCAGCCGGGAGTCCCGGCCGGGGTGTGCGTGCGGGCTGTTTCACAGCGTCGAGGCGCAGCAGACGTGGGCGGATCGCGCGGCCGAGCTGACCGGATACGGCGCGGGCGTGCACGGGACGATGGACGAGCGCGCGAAGATGCTGCGCGCACAGATCGAGCGCGACCGCAGGGCCGTGAACCTCCTGCGGCACATCGCGCAGCTCGACGGGAACGCCGTCCTGGTGAAGCTCTCCACCACAGCCGAAGACGTGATGGACCTGCTGACCCGCGACATGGCCGCCTACTGCCGCGAACACAACCGTTTCTCCGTGACGATGGTCGGCTACGCCGTCTGCCAGACATGGACGCTGACGGAGTTCGAGCTGGCGCGCATCGAAAGCAGCCTCAAGGTGCGCAAGGCAGTGCATCAGGCGTTGAAGCGGATGCGGGACAACCGCGCGCGCAACGACGGCTGATCCAGGGCCGCCCAGAGTGCTCGACAGCACACGGGTTGTCCGGCAGGATGACACGCGTTCCTCTGGGATTTGGTGACACGATTTTCACGAGGACAGGAAGGCCTGCGAACTCCGGTTCGCAGGCCTTTTCTCATTACGTGATTACTCGCGCAAGATCGAAAAAGAATACGTTAGCCCGTTCGTAGTCTCTTTGTTCAGAATTCCTCTGAATTGCTTGCAGGACAGTGGTTCACCAGTAATGTTTTTGGTGTCACCAACTCCAGCACCGAACAGCACCGTGAATGAGTGCTGTCCGACTCTCAGAGGACACAAGCAATGACCGAACCGGTTACCCCTGCCCAGAACACTCCGGCACCCGCCAAGGCTGCTCAGGTTGCCGCCAAGGCCCCGGCTTCCAAGGCTCCCGCCAAGGCCCCTGCCGCCAAGCCTGCACCTGCCAAGGCCCCGGCAACCAAGGCCGCTGCCCCCAAGGCCGCTGCCCCCAAGGCCGCTGCCCCCAAGGCCGCTGCCCCCAAGGCCGCTGCCCCCAAGGCCGCTGCCCCCAAGGCCGCTGCCAAGGCTCCGGCCGTCAAGGCTGACAGCACTAAGGCCACCACTCCGGCCAAGGACAAGCCCAAGGAGGCCAAGGCTCCCGAGAAGGCAGGGGCCAAGCCTGTCCCCGTGGTGCCGGAGCCGATCAAGCCGGGGAAGGACTCGTGGGCGCGGATCTCAACCCGCAACAACGGGTCCCGATCGATTTCCGACCTGCTGAACAAGGCTGGATTGTCCGGCTGGGACGTGAAGCCGGAAGGCGTGGTGGCCCTCGCGCCGACCGGATTGTGCATTGACTGCGAAAGGGCGGTCGGGGAGCTGCACAAGAAGGAATGCCCGAGCCTGGACGAGCCGGACGCGGAACCCCGCGTCAGCAAGGATGACACCTGCATTCCGGTCCCGATGTTCGGATCGTTCGCGCTCATGCGGAAGAACCCGGACTCGGAGTTCGGATTCGACGTGCTCGGACACACCAAGTCCGAAAGGGTTCCGGTCCCGATCGAGGTCCGGGCGGAGATGCTCACCTCGATCATGAAGGAGACCAAGGCCAAGACCGGACCGGCCGGACCGCTCTGGGAAGGACGGGGAGCGTTCGCCAGCATCCGCCTGCCCGAACCGATCATGGTGGGAGGCAAGGACCCCGTGGAACTCCGCCTGGTCCTGGTCAACTCCGTGGTTCCTGGCCGCCCGTCCCAGGTCATGATCAGCCCCGTCCGGCTGGCAAGCCAGACCACGTTCCCGTTCGACCTGGGGCAGGACTGCAAGCACGTGTACGACCTGGTTGCCGCCGATGACAAGGACGCGCGGATCTCCGAGACCAGTGATGCCCTGAGCCTGCTGCACATCTACGGCGAGCGGTTCGCCCAGGTGGCCAATGAGCTGATGGGCCGCAAGATCACCGATGCCGAGTTCTCCGGGCTCACGAACACCCTGTTCCCGTTCCCCGGTGATGCCGCACCCAAGGACAAGCGCGAGCGGCACGGCATCCTCTACGCGGGCATGAAGGCCCTGACCTACGGCAAGCTGGACGTCACCGCCGACATTGACGGGACGTGGTGGGCCGCTCTCCAGGCCGTCATGATCCTGGCCGAGCACGCGGACCCGGCCAAGAAGCTGGAGAACGGGGACCTGGACTACCAGGGCCGTGCCCTGGATGTGCTGTTCAGCTCCAAGCACTACGTACACGACGCGTTCCGCTTGGCCCGTAAGGCAATCAAGCCCGCCAAGTAGCCACCGCCCGACAACTCAACACCCGACAGCCCCAGCACACCCCGTGCTGGGGCTGTCCTCTGTCCGGGGTGAGGCCGTGCCGTCCCGTGCCGCCCGCCCGTGCACCCGTCCGGGCTGCCCGAACACCACTGCCACCGGTGGCCACTGCCCGCCCTGCCGTTCCCGTGGCCGCAGGGCCTACGGGACCAGCGCGCAGCGTGGCTACACCGCTGGCCACCGATCCCGGTTCCGTCCCGCTGTGCTGGCCCGTGACCGGGTGTGCCGCTGTGACCGCCTGGACTGTGCCGCCCACACCAACCGGCCGTGCCCTGCTCCGTCCACCGTGGCCGATCACTGGCCGCTCACCCGCAGGGAGCTGGTGGCCGCTGGCCTGGACCCTGACCAGCCTGCCCGTGGCCGTGGCCTGTGTGCCCCATGCCATGCCAAGGCCACAGCCCTGGACCCACGCACCCGAGGAGGGTGGAACCACCCGTGAGCCACGCCGCCGACGCCGCCCGCTCCGGCCGCACGCCCCACCCAGGGGGAGGACCCTTCCGCCGCGCAACGGGGCACAAGCCACTGAGGGCCGTTGGTGTCCTGCCAGGTTTTGCCGACGGCCCAACCCACGTCCGCGGAGCTGGTGGGTGAGCACCGACACCGGCCGCGACCCGGACGAATTGCTCGACGAGATCGAGCAGGCAGCCGACCAGGTGGCCGCGTGGACCGCGCGCTGGGAATCCCTTGTGCGCCAAGCCGTCGAACGCGGCGTGCCGCAACGCCGGATCGCGCCACACGCGAACGTCGACCAGTCCACGGTCTCCCGGCTCGCCGCTCGCGACCGCACCCCTGCCGACCGCCGTTCGTGATGCACCGCGCATCACGTGATGCAGCCTGCATCACGCACCTGGAGGTGACCCGCTGCCCATCGAGATCGACGGCATCGCCAGCTCGGAGCAGATCCGCGCCGAGCTCGCCGCCGACGGAAACCCGGTTCTGCTCGGCTTCAGCCGGGGCAAGGACTCGCTGGCCGCGTGGCTGGCGATGCGTGAAGCCGGGATCACCGTCGTGCCCTACCACCTGTACCTGATCCCGAACCTGCGGTTCGTCGAGGACTCCCGAAAGTTCTACGAGGACTTCTTCCAGACGCCCATTCTGAACCTGCCGCACCCCTCGCTGTACCGCTGGCTCAACGGCCTGCTCTTCCAGCCCCCGGAGCGCGCCGCGGTGATCGAGGCCGCGCAGCTCCCCGAACCGACGTATGAAGAGCTGGCCGACATGCTCCGGGAAGACCTGGGGCTCGCCGGCGTGTGGAACGCCGACGGTGTGCGCGCCGCGGACTCGCCGAACCGGCGCATGGCGATGGTCACCCACGGACCGAAGCGCGAGCAGCTGCGCAAGGTGTCGATCGTGTGGGACTGGCGCATCGCCGACGTCCGCGACGTGCTCAAGCGCCACAACTGCCCGCTACCACCCGAATACGAGTGGTTCGGCCGCTCGTTCGACGGCCTGGACTTCCGGTTCCTCGACCCGATCCGCCAGCACGCGCCCGACGACTACGAGCGGATCTTGCAGTGGTTCCCGCTCGCCGACCTGGAGGTGTTCCGCCGTAACCTCGCCGCCTGACCCCAACGCCGATCTCCTGGCACAACTCAAGTCCACCGCCGTGCTCGGCGGCCCGTCCTCGAACGCGGATCTGCTCGCGCAGCTCAACGCCGAGCCGCTGCCCGATCCCCTGGCCGACGTCGAGTACACCGGCGACCTGGCCGCCGACGCCGGCGCGGAGCTCGACGCGCTGGCGATCGGGTTCCGCGAACGCACCAAGCGCGAGGACGAACGGTTCCGTCTCGCCACGGACTCCGAGTTCTGGTTCGCCCTGTGCTTCAAGTCCCGCGACGAAAAGGATGCATTCCTCAAGGCCGCGCGCCTGATGCACATCGGAGACAAGTACCTCGACGGCCGAGCCGCCGCCGTAGTCCTCGGCGTCGACATGCCCACCACCGACATCGGAGAGGAGTGATCACCATGCGAAGCCGTATCGGCCGACTGATCGCAGGCGCCCGCCGCGCAATCTCGCGCCGCGCCGCCAGCCCCTCACGGGGCCGCAGTTCCGGCACGTAGCCACAGCTGGGGCCGTGTGTGTCACGGCCCCAGCCGTCAGTCCGTAATCTTTCGGGCATGGCCAACATCAACTGGGGCAGCGTGCCTGATTGGTTCGCAGGCAGCGGCGCGGTCCTCGCATTGTTCTTTGCCCGCCGGGCCGTGAAAGCTGCGCATGCAACAAACGAACAGCAGAATAAGCAACTCAGGCAGCTCGAAGCGGCAGAACAGCGACGCGACGACGACGAGCGACGGCGACAAGCCTCCCAGTTGGCCGTTTGGCTAGTGCGGGACGGTGATTCCGTATTGGTTCGGTTTGCGAACACCAGCAGCCAGCCTGTCTATCGATTGACGATTACTTCACCCCTCCTGACTGGTGATTTCAACCAGGTCAAGACCGTACCTGTTGTGCCTCCCACCTCTGAACCATCGACACTCCATGACACCTCCCGCGAACTCACGAGTCACCTGCAGTACCTCACCAGAGAAGTGAAGTATTTCAACGATGCCGACGGAAACCAAATAGCATCCGGAGAGTGGCGCCGCCAGGTTGCAAAAATCGTGTCCACCGCCATCGAGGAGGGCATCAACATTCACTACCTTGATTCGTCGGGAAACTGGTGGCGCCGGAATTCACACGGACAGCTACACGAAGGCGAGAAGCTCGTTATTGCGAGCCAGGAGGAAGACTAAGGCTCCAGATACGTCGGCCCCCTGACCAACGGAGGTAGGTCACGATAGGCAAGCGGGGACCTGCTGCAAAACCAACCAAACTGCGGATCCTGCACGGTGACCGCGCGGACCGGATCAATGCCGACGAACCCGAGCCGCCCGAGGAGGACGTCCGTTGCCCTGACTGGGCCTCCGACGACGCCCGTGCCATCTGGCAACGACTCGCCCCCGGCCTCGAAGACCGTGGGGTGTTGACTACGTGGGACGTGGACGCGTTCCTGGTGCTGTGTGAAGCACTGGCCCGCTACCGCTCCGCGACGCAGCTCGTGAACGGCTCGGCGCTGCTGGTGCAGGGTGGGTCGGGGCTGATGAAGAACCCGGCGTTGCAGGTGCAGGCCGAGGCCGAGCGCACCTTCTTGCAGGTCGCCGCCCGGTTCGGGCTAACGCCGTCTGATCGGCAGTCCATCAAGGTCGAGGTGGGCCGCGATGGCAACAAGGGCGGCGCGGACCGGCTCCTCTCGTAAAACTCCCAGCAGCTCGCCGAACTCGTCCCCGCGGCTTCCTGTGTGCGGCCGCGAGTTCGACGGCCGCCGCTGCCGCAAACGCGGCACCCACTTCTGTACTCCGCGCGCCGACCACGCGCAGGCCTTCGCCGAGGAAATCTGCGTCCACACCAAGGACCGATGGGCACGCAAGCCGTTCATCCTCGCGCCGTGGCAACGGGACGACATCGTCCGGCCGTTGTTCGGCGAGGTCCGCTGGGACCCTGAAGCCGCCTGCTACGTGCGGCGGTTCCGTATCGCGTGGATCGAGATCGCCCGCAAGAACGGCAAGTCCGAACTCCTGGCATTCGTCGCGCTGTACATGCTGTGCGGCGACGGCGTGGAGTCCGCGGAGATCTACGGCTGCGCCCGCGACACCGAGCAAGCCAAATTGGTGTTCAACGTCGCGGCCCGCATGGTCCGGCTCTCCCCTGTGCTGTCTCGCCGGCTGCGAGTGGTCGAGCACTCGGCGCGCATCGTGGACGAGAAGACGAACTCGGTCTACGTGGTCGTACCCTCCGACGCACTGGGCAACCTCGGCTCCAACCCGTCAGGCGTGATCTTCGACGAGGTGCTGACCCAGCCCAACGGCGACTTCTGGCACGCAATGCGCACCGGCATGGGTACCCGCCTTGAGCCGCTGCTGATCGCCGCGACCACAGCGGGCAACGACCCGACGTCGTTCGCCAAGGCCGAGCACGACGAGTGTGTGAAGATCGCCGACGACCCGGCCCGCGCACCTCACCGGTTCGTGTACCTCCGCAACCTGGCCGAGGATGCGGACCCGTGGGACGAAGCGAACTGGCACCTGGCAAACCCCGCGCTGGGCGACTTCCTCTCACTCGAGGCGCTGCGGGAAGAAGCTCTCGAAGCCCGCAATGACCCGGCCAAAGAGAACGTCTTCCGCCAGTTCAGGCTGAACCAGTGGGTGAGCCAGTCGTCCCGGTGGATGCCGATGCACCTCTACTTGCTGTGCTGCGGCACCGACTCGACGCCACCAGCCCGGCTACGCGAACTGCACGCCGGCCGCCCCGCGTGGGGCGGCCTCGACCTCGCGTCCAAGATGGACCTGACCGCGTGGTGCCTGATCGTGCCCAACGGGATCGACGGGCACGCCTCGGCGCTGTGGCGGTTCTGGCTCCCGGAAACGGCGGTCACGGCGCTGGACAAGCACACTGAGGGCAAGATCTCCCAGTGGGTCGACCGGGGCTGGATCACGGCCACCGACGGCGAGATCATCGACTACGACGTGATCGAGGACGACATCACCTCGGACACCGGTCTGGTGCGCGTCGCGGACATTTCTTACGACGAGTGGTCCGGTGAGCCCGTCCGTCAGCGTCTCGAACGCCGCACTGGCGTTCCGATGTACCCGGTTGCCCAGACCTACAAGGGCATGACCCACGGCATGACGGAACTGATGGCGCTGACCAAGTCACGCGGCTGGTCCCACCACGGCAACCCCGTCGCCGAGTTCTGCTTCGACAGCGTGGAAGTCCGCCACCCACCCGGCGAACCCGATCTCATCCGGCCGGACAAACCCGAACGCGGCAAGACCGGCAAGCGCATCGACGCTGTCCCTACGGCCGCGATGGCGGTGGGCGGCTGGAAGCTGCGTGGCGGGAAGGTCAAGAAGTCGGGACGGATGGTGGTGCTGGGATGAGAGGCAACAGCGACTGAATATCGCGCTGCGCGGCCTTTCGCAGCTCCTGGAATGTGGTGCTGCTCTCGATGAAGTGTTCTTCCGCTTCCTCCGTGAGCTCGCCTCGCTCAGCACACTCCTCCAGCACGCCGAGGTACTCCGTAACGTCGATAATCGCCTTTCTGGAGGCTGCCTCGACCTGTGGATCAGCGACCAACTCGACAACGGCAGCAGCGTCATAGACCGCCGTCACGAGAGTATCGATCTTCTGCCTGTCAGGCTCAACGGTCACTCCCGAAGCGATGTCGTGCCGCAGAGCCGACAAGTAGAGCATGAGGCCAGAAGCGGCTGTGATTACGTGAGCGTAGGCAAGCTTGCGCTCCTCGAAGAACTTCAACTCGCGATCACGTTGACGTTCGCGATGCCAGCGATCGTCCTGCGACTTCTGGTCCCGTGCCCACCGCGTGTCCTCGCGCTTAGCCAAAAGGGATCCCTGAACCCACGCTGCGATCGAAGGTGCACCAAGCGCTAGAACCGCGAGTATCACGGCCAGCCAAGCGGGAAGTTGGACGTTCGGCATGTGCCGGACGGTACATGCTGGCGTTCGCTCCTGATGGTGGTGGTCCTCCTGCACACCACCAAGTTCGAGCTGCCTCCCGATCAATGGGTGACCCGCTTGGCGCGGCTACACAACAGGCAATTGCCGGAGCTGGAGTTGCTAGACGCCTACTATGAAGGCGAACAGCCGCTGTCCTACATGCACCCCGAGCTGTTGCGGCGCTTGGACTCCCGCCTGCGCTCCGTCGTCATCAACTGGCCCCAATTGATCGTGGACAGCCTGGACGAACGCCTGGACGTAACCGGGTTCCGGCTCGGCGGCGAGGCGGCGGCCGATCGGGAGCTGTGGCACATCTGGCAGGCCAACCGGTTGGACCTGCATTCCGAGCAGGCGCATGTGGACGCGCTCGCGCTCGGCCGCTCCTACGCCATCGTCGGCAGCAACGAGAAGAACCCATCCACCCCGCTGGTGACGGTCGAGTCCCCGCTGGAGGTCCACGTTGACCTGGACCCGCGCACGCGCGAGGTCCGGGCCGCGCTGAAACGGCAGTACGAGGAGGACGGCGACGGCTACACCGAGGCCTACGCCACGCTCTACCTGCCCAATGAAACCGTCTGGTACAGCAGCGACAACGGCGGCGGCACCTGGTCGGAGATCGACCGCGACGAGCACGGCATGGGCACCGTGCCGGTGGTGCCGGTCATCAACCGGCCGCGCATCCGGCGACGTCGCACCGCGCCTCCGCGGCTCGGTCGCTCGGAGCTGATCAGCGTTCTCCCGCTGTCCGACGCGGCCTGCAAGATCGCCACGGACATGATGATCAGCGCCGAGTACCACGCGATGCCGCGCCGGTACGCACTCGGCTTCGACAAAGACGACTTCGTTGACGCGCAAGGGCGTCAGCTCACGCCGTGGGAGTCCGTGGCCGGTGTGCTGTGGGCGTCCCCGAAGTCGCCCAAGGAAGACGGCGTTGCGGTCGGCCAGTTCCCCGAAGCGAACCTCTCGAACTTCCACGACACGCTCAACACCCTGGCGCGCGTGGTGTCGTCGCTGTCCGGCCTGCCGCCGCACTACCTCGGCTACGCGACCGAGAACCCCGCGTCAGCGGACGGTATCCGCTCGTCGGAGTCGCGGCACATCAAGCGCGCGGAACGCCGACAGCGCACGTTCGGCGACTCGTGGGAACAGATCATGCGCATCGTGCTGATGGTGCGCGACGGCCGCATTCCCGCCGAAGCACTGCGGATGGAATCGCAGTGGGCCGACGCCGCCACACCCACGTTCGCCGCGCAGGCCGACGCCGCCGTCAAGCTGTACTCGGCGGACAGGCTGCTGCCGCGCCGCTTCGCTCGCCGGTCGCTCGGCTACTCCGACACCGACATCCGGGACATGGAAGCCGAGGACGCCGAGGCGTACTCGCGTGTCGCGGGTGGCGACCAGGCCGCCGAGTTCGGCCCGAAGCCCGTTCCCGAGCCACGCCGGCCGGAGCCTGCGGCCCCGTCGTTGTCGTCGCCGCGTCGTCCGGTCGGGCGGCTCGGCGGCCAGGTCCTCCCGCCACCCGCCGTGCAGTTCGAGGAGCCGGTCCTCGCCAGGAGGTAGCCGCTGGCCGTAGTTGGCCTGGCATGACTACGACATCACCGACAGCTGCGCGCTACTCGTCCTTGCCCTGACGTACCTGAGCCTCAATCCAGCGAAGTTGCGCCTCCATGCCCACGGCATGGGGAAGGGCGTCGAAGATCCATGAGTTGATCTGGACGAGGGTGTACATAATGCCCCTTGCCGTGTCGATCAGTTCGTTCAAGGTGATCGGCTGAAACGACAGATCCTTGGTGCCGCGCTTACTACGCATCAACTCAGTCTGGCCATCGAGTCCACCGGCCCATACATCATGGACGAAGCGGTTGCGCCGCTCAGACAGTCGCTTGAGTTCGCCGAGCAGGTCAAGGATCTTGGTCTTGCCCTCCGTCGTGAGATCCAGCCTGACTTCGATTAGTGCTCGACAATCCGTGATCAACTGATTCGTCATCTGCCCGGCAGCAATCACTGCGGCGTAGGGGCTACCGACCAGTGCGCAGTACAGCGTTCGAAGCTCGTGGTCAGCCTGGGAGGCCGCGCGCACAACAGCACCCAGGCCGACCAACATGCGCGCATCTTCGTCAAGATCGGGCCCGTTCAGTTGGATTCCCATCGGGACCTCGATGGTTGGCCAGTACGGCCGCTCGTCACTCATGCAGTCCAGTTTCGTTGAGACGCAGGCCAACCGGGCACGACACACCGGTGCGCCGAGCCCGCCAATCCGTTCTGACGCCGTGATCCGATGACGGTGGTGCCGTTGACCGCACCCATTACCGCTGTGGACGCCGAGTTCTACACCGCCCAGCAACGCATCGTCCGCACCACCGTCAACGAGGCACAGGCCGCCTGGCGGCAACTCGACAGCCCCGCGATCGACTCGGCCACCGCCGCCGCTCTCCGTCTGCAGGTCGTCGCGACCGTGGAGGAGGCGCAGGCCGAGGCAGCCGCGTTGGCACCGCTGTACATCGCCGCCACGCTCGCCGCGCTCGGCGCCGTGTCCAACCCGGTCGGCGCGCTCGTGTCCGCCATGTTCTCCGGGATCGCCGCCAACGGCCTGCCCTTGGCCGCCTTGGTGGACTTCGCGTTGCGCCGCTACCGGCTGGCGCTGCTCGCCGGCGTGCCCCCGTCCGAGGCGCACGCGCTCGGCCTGGCCAAGCTGCTGACCTACGTCAGCACAGAGACCGCCGACGCCGGCCGCATCGCCCGCCACACGACCGCGATCCTCGAACCCGAGCTCGCCGGATACGAACGCGTCGTGACACTGCCCGCGTGCGGGCGCTGCATCCTGCTCGCCGGACGCCTCTACACCTTCTCCACCGGCTTCCTGCGGCATCCGCGCTGTGACTGCGACATGCGGCCCGTCACCCACGACCAGTGGCACGACGACCGGCCCGGCAACAACCCACGCGACCTGTTCGACTCCATGACCACCGAGCAGCAGAACAAGGCCTTCGGCGTCGGTGACGCCGAGGCGATCCGGGCCGGTGCCGACATCTCGCGCGTGGTCAACGCCCGCCGGAAGAACGCCGTCTACGTCGCGGCCGGGCACGAGTACACCCACGACGCCACCACCGTGCGCGGTCATGGCCGTCAGCTCGGCGAGCTGGCCAAGCAAGGCGGCCAGTACAGCCGCTCCCGCGTACCGCGCCCGACCGCCGCCCAACTCGTCAACACCGTCCCCGACCGCGCCGAGCTGATCCGTCAGCTCCGCAGGTTCGGCTACCTGCGCTGACCTGAGGGTTTCCTGTTTCCTTCTCGCCCCGGAAAGGGGGTTTCTCCTCCCGTTGTCCCAGCCGACCAACTCACCCGCCACCCCTGCCGAGAACCCGCCCAACGCCCCCGCACAGGCCTCGGCCGCCCCGCCAGTCCAGCCACCAGCCCCCGTCACCGAGCCGCCCGCCGACACGTCCACCCCGGACTACAAGGCGCTCTACGAGCAGGCACAGACGAAGCTGGCCAAGGCCGAGACCACGGCGCGGGAGCACCGCGACAAGGCCAAGCGGCTGGACGAGATCGAGGCCTCCCAGCAGAGCGAGACCGAACGCGCCACCGCCCGCGCCACGGCGATGGAACAGCAGTTCGCCACGATGCGCCGCACCGCCGTGGATGCGGAGATCCGCGCCGCCGCGACCGGCTGGGCCGACCCGTCTGACGCGCCGCGCTACCTCGACGACCGCGACCGCTACCTCACCGAGGACGGCACCGTCGACACCGCCGCCATCGCAGCGGACCTCGCCGCGGTCCTCACGCAGCGCCCGCACCTCGCCCGCGTCGACGGCCCACGACGACCGGCTCCCGACCCGTCACAGGGCCAGCGCAACGGCCCGTCCGGTGTCGCGGAGCAGATCCGCGACGCCGAGGCCCGAGGCGACTGGGCAACGGCCATCTCCCTGAAGAACCAGCGGCTCGCCGCGATGGCGCGCGAGCAGCGCTGACCTGGCACAACTTCCCCTATTCACCGTGAATACTCGGCACCGCCTGACGGCGACTCTCGCGCACACGCGCACGTAGGGACGGGCGGCCGAGAACACCCACAACCACATACTCGCGATGCCGCCCGCTCTCCTGCGCTGCGGCAGGTCCCCGGACGGTGGCACGCCGAGGAATCCCCTACACCCCAAGGATTCCATGCCTGGCATTGCTGCCATCGCGAACACCTACAACAGTCCGAACTACGTCGGCGAGCTCTTCGCCCTCACCCCCTCCGACACGCCGTTTCTGTCCAGCATCGGCGGCCTGACCGGCGGCAAGCGCGCGAACGGCGTCGTGCACACCTGGTCGGTGTACGACCTGCGCCCACCGGACGCCAACCGCCAGCGCCTCGAAGGCGGAGACGCCCCGGCCGCAGAGACCCGCGTCCGTGGCCAGGACCGCAACGTCCTGGAAATCCACCAGGAAACGGTGGGCGTCTCCTACACCCGGCAGGCATCCCAGAACATGTTCGCCGGCACGGGCTCGGCGAACCCGAACGCCGCGAGCATCGGCGGCACGAACGCCGTCCTCAACGAGATGGACTGGCAGACCCGCCAGGCCCTCGTCCAGATCGGCCGTGACGTCGAACTCGGCTTCATCACGGGCAAGTTCCAGGAGCCCACCGACAACAGCACGGTGCGCAAGACGCGCGGCATCCTGGAGGCCACCAAGACCAACGTCATCACCAACGCCACCGCCAAGGCTTTGACCGAGGCGATTATCCTCGACCTGTTGCAGAAGGTCTGGGAGAACGGCGGCATCCAGGTCAGCGAGACCGCCACGTTGATGTGTGCTGCGTGGCAGAAGCGTCAGCTCACCAACGAGTTCGTCACGAAGAAGAATTATCAGGAGCAGAGCCGCAATGTCGGCGGCGTGTCCGTCTCCACGATCGAGACGGACTTCGGACGCCTCAACATCATGTTGAACCGCTACATGCCCGCCGACACCGTGCAAGTGGTCAGCCTCGACCAGTGCGCCCCCGTGCTCCTCGAAACGCCCGGCAAGGGCTTCCTGTTCTCCGAACCGTTGGCGCGCACCGGTTCCACCGACAAGGCGCAGATCTACGGAGAGATCAGCTTGGAGTACGGACCGGAGATCGCGCACGGCAAGATCACCGGCCTGACCACCACGGCCCCGGCCGGAGGTGGTGGCGCATGAGGTTCACATCCAGCGTCTACAAGCAACTCGTCGTGCACGACCTCGGCGTCACCTTCGTCGACGGCGAGGCCGAGGTCACCGACAAGGCCACCGCCGACCTGCTGCGCGGACTGCCCGCAGAGCTTGGCGTGCGCGCGGTCGGCGGTCGCCCCCCGAGGGAATCGACCAACGAATCCTGAACAGCTCGTCACTTTCGGCGAAACAGCGCCTTCACCAGTTCAGCCAGATGGAGAAGGCCCTCGGTCTTCCCGGTTTTGCGCACGATGTACCAACCGAGCGCGAGCGCGACGAGACCGAGGATGCCGAAGGTGATCGCGGCGGCGGTCAACGAGTCAGCGAGTGCAGCAGGCACGACAACTCCGAAGGTCAGTCCGTCGGTCCCGATTCCGGCAGACGCTTCGGCGGTGTGGCCGCTCTTCTCGTTGGGGTGTTCGCCAGCGGGTAACCGGGTCACTAGGACACCTATCGTGGCTACCGCCTCCGCGTTCTTCAGAGAACCAGACCCACCCCGTTGATCGGGCAACGGTAGGGCCTTTTCGCAGCTGAAGAACCGGTCGAACGAGGTTTGGTCACACTAACGGTCTCGTCCGTCTGGCTACGGCCTCGCGGCCATACAGCAGCCTCCACAACCGGGGATACTGCTGCGCGGACAAAGAGACTTGCCCCTACGGGCCTGTCTCTGCGCACCGCCCGAAAGCGATGCTTCCACGTCCAGCATACAGCCAGATCCGCCAGACCTCACCAAAGGCCGTTCCGAGGAGGTGGTTGATGCCCTCGCCACCTCCAGAGGCGCTGGCCACCGTTGACGACGTCCAGGCCCGCACCGAGCAGGAGTTCACACCCGCCGAGCGCGCCCGCGTCACGATCCTGTGCACGGACGCCTCGGCGATGGCGCGCACCCTCGTTCCCTCGATGACCGACCCACCGCCCGCCACGGCGGTCGGGGTGGTCAGCGCCGCCGTCCTGCGCGCACTCGCAACCCCGCCCGAGGGGCTGAAGGACGAGGCGATCGGCGGGCACGCCCGCACGCTCGCCCACGATGGCGGCGGCCTGTACTTCACCGCCGATGAGCTGAAACTCCTGCGTCCACCCGTCCCGGTGCCGCGCGGGGCGTTCTCGATCTGGACGTAAAGGCTGCCGTTGCCCAGGCCGTCACGCCGGCGGCGGCACCCCGCCACACCACGGCGGCGATCAGCGGCCACCACGCCGACTCGGTGACGGCGAGCAGCACATTGCCTACCGCGCAGGACAGCAACACGAGCACCGACACCACGAGCACCGCGCGTGCTCTACCGCTCGTCATATCCCGCCCGGTCATGCATGTCCTCGCCTTCCCCCTGGTCCCCGTGCATCGCCCGCCGACCTGCGCTGTTACCGAAGGAGGTGAGGGTGCAGCTCCCTCACATCGTCACACTCGTTGACCCCTTGGAGGTCGAAGACCAATACGGAAACCCCTCCCCCGCACAGGACTACGGCCCTGGCGCACCCCGTCGCGACGTGCGCGGCTACATGCAGCCCCACACCTCCACCGAACCGGTGGAGACCGGCCGCCAGCCCGTGATCACGCGCTGGCGGCTGTTCACCTACGACCAGGTCGGCCCGCGCGAGCAGGTCGAGTGGCGCGGCCGGACCTTCCGCGTCGACGGCACGCCGGAGATGTGGGAACCGGCGTTCGGCCGGACCCGGTTCTGGGTGCGGCTCGTGGAAGTGGAGGGCTGACCATGCGAGCGTTCACCGGCTTCCGCGTCGACCGTGACGGCGTCGCCGAAATCCTCCAGTCGCCTGAACTGGCCGCGCACCTCAAGGCCCTGGCCGAGGAGGTCGCGACCGGCGCCCGCTCGCAGGGGCACCGGGTCACCTCCGGCGACCTGCTGCCCGTCGACGTCCTGCACGACCCCGCACCCGATCGCGTCGCCTACACCGTGGCGGTCAAGCACCCGGCAGGGATGGGCATGGAGGCCAAGCACGGCGTCCTGACCCGCGCGGCCGAAGCGCTCGGCCTGGACGTGCACGGCATCGACACCCGCCGCGACACATGACCGGCCCGATTCCCGTCCCCGTCGACGCGGTGGAACTCGTCCTCGCGGTGCTGCGCCCGCTGCTGGCCGCCCGCCCCGAACCCGTCCTGTCCGGGCTGAAGGTCGGCACCGAGACCGGCCACGGCCAGCAGGGTGGGCCGCCGTCGCTGCCGTGGCTGCGCCTCACCGAGGAAGGCCACACCTGGCGGTGGCCCGCCGTGCAACGCGTCGTGATCCGGCTGACCTGCTGGCACCGCACCGACCACGACGCCAAGGCCGCGGCCGGTCTCGCCCTCGCCGTGCTGTGTTCCCTGCGCGGTACGCGCGGCGTTCTCGACGTCGAGCCGATCGTGGGTCCGATCGCCGCACCGGACCCGCACACCCGCAAGCCGCTCGCGACCGCCACGGCCGCTGTCCGTATCCGGACACCTGCCCGCCCCTGACTCGTCCGCTACGGAGGCCGCCGCCGTAACTCGAGACGATTCCCGCGAGTACGTACCGGGGGCCTCCTGCCCGCATCCCCGGAGGCACTCCCGCTTGAGCCTGCACCCGACCCTTGTCCGAGTCCCCGGAACCGGGGAACTGTCCCTCGCCCCACCCGGCGCACCCGAACCACCCGACGCCACCGCCGCACTGCCCGCCGCCTGGACCGGCCTCGGCCTGTCCACAGAAGACGGTGTGACGGTCAAGCGGACGATCGAGAAGTCCGGTACCACGCACTGGCAGCAGATCACCCCCGCGCGCTACATCTACACCTCCCAGGAACTTACGGTTGCCAGCGTGTTTCAGGAGTCCAAGGGCGCGGTGCTCGGCGTCTACTTCGGCGGCATGACTTTCGCCGAGGTCGGCACCGGCAGCAAGAAGTACCGGGCCGAGATCAGCTCTGTCCCCAAGGGTGATGAGCGCGCGTTGTGCGTGGACTGGACCGACCAGATCAGCGCCACCGAGATCTACCACCACCGGCTCTACGTGCCCCGCGTCGAGGTCTCCGAGACCGCCGACGCCCAGTGGACCCGCACCCAAGAAGCCCGCTGGGGCCTTACGTTCGCGGCGCTCTCGCCCGCCTCGGGGACCACGCTCGCGGTATGGCTGACCGATGACCCCGCCGTCCTGCTCGCGACTCCCACAGTCACCGCGTCCAAGACCGTGAGCTGATCCGAAGCGGTCACGTGGACTCTCTACGTTCGCCGGGTCGGCAGATCCAGCTCAGTCGCCGCCATCACCACCAGCGGCTCCCATACCCGAAACAGGCGAATCATCGCTTCCTCTGTGTCCCCGCTGTGTGCGAACGCCACCGCGTCGCGCAGTTCCGCGACCAACTCCGGGTGCAGGCCACGCAACCAGGGCTCCACCGCAGTGATCAGGATCGCGGCACGGTCCCACGCGGTGAGCTCCGCCCGAGGCACGCAGTAGGGATCGGCATGGGGCGCGCACGCCTCATCGTTGATCAGCGCCGCCAGCACGTCACACACGGCGGTTTGCAGAACCCATGCCGCCGTGCACTCGTCTTCCAGCGGAGTTGCCATCTCCGCAGCCTAACGAGCCACCACGTGGCGGGCTGCGTGACGCGTCGTCTCACCATGACATTGAAGGAGATCACTTGTGAGCAACCGCCAACGCCGTGAGGCAAACGGCCAGCCCGCGACGGCGACCAGGTCAGCGGTGATATGGCGGGGCAAGCGGTTCGGCCTGCCCGCCCCACAGGACTACCCGCTCGACGCGATCGAGGCCGAGGAACAGGGCCACACCCTGACCGCCCTGCGGCTCATCCTCGGTGAGGACCAGTACTCCACGTTCCGGGAGCTGGCCAAGACCACAGGCGATGCGGACGACTTCAGCAAGGCGATCATGCGGGAGCTGGGGCGGGGAAACCGGTAGTCGTCGGCCGCCTGCTGGCCGACGACACCACCGCCGAAGCCCTCGAAACCGACCTACTCCGGTACGGGGTCGACCTGCTCGACCTCTACCGGGGAACCCTGTCCTACCGACGCGTATGCGCGCTCGTCGCCAACCTCCCCGAGGACGCGGCCGTCTGGCGCTCGGCGGGGACCGACGCCGGCTGGACTCGCGCGGATCTCGCGCTGGCCGCGCTGGAACGCCGGGTCACGCTGCTGTGGGCCACGGTCGCCACTGCGCTCGGGCACAAGGTCACCGACACCGACGTTGTCGGCCCGTTCGACCAGCCCGCCACCTCCACCGCCACGGCGGCCGGAGGAGGTGAACCAGCCACCGAACCGACGACCATGCGCGAGATCGCGCTGTGGATGCGTGGCGGGTGATCGCCCCTGACCTACGTCGGCCACACCTACCTCAAGGTTCTGCCCAGCCTCGTCGGCCTCGGCGCGGCCGTGAAGAAGGCCATCAACGAGGAAGAGCGCGGCGCACCGAACATCAGCCTCGGCGCGCAGATCCAGACCGCGCTGGCCCGCGCGCAGCTCCAGCAGCTCGCCGCCCAGGGCGACCAGACCGCCATGCGGCTGCTCGCCCAGCTCGACACCCTGCCCGCCGAACGCGAAGCCAACGCCCTGCGCGAACGCCAGAGCCGCAAGGCGATCCAGATTCGCGCGGTCCTGGACCGCTCGTTCACCACGAGCCTTGCCGGGCTCGGGCAGCTCGACCGAGCACTCACCGGAACCACCGCCTCCATCGTCGGCAACACCGCCAGCGTCGGCGCGGCCACCCTGAAGTACGGGGCGTTCGCCGCTGCCCTGGCGCAGGCCATCAGCCTCACGGGCGGCCTGGGCGCGGCAGCGGCCACCGCGTCGGGCTCGCTGCTGGTACTCCCGGCCGTGGGCATCGCCGCGGCGATCGCGGTCCGCACGCTCAAGCTCGGCGTGGAAGGGCTGTCCGAGGCGTTCGACGCGGAGTCTGCGGAGGACTACGCCAAGGCGGTCAAGGACTTCCCGCCCGCGATGCGCGAGACCACCGACGCCGTGCGGGCGTTGCGGCCGCAACTCGACGGCCTCCAGCTCGACATCCGAGCCAGGTTGTTCGAGGGGCTTGGAAAGGAGGTCGAGCAGCTCGGCGGCACCTACCTGCCGGTGCTGCGCGGCGGCCTGGCCGACGTCGCCGGAGGCTTCAACCAGGCCGCCCGCAACGCCGCGACGTTCGCCCGCGACGGCCGCACCGTCGACGACGTCCGGCTGATCCTCGACCAGACCGGCCAGTCCGTCCGCGCCCTGTCCGGCGGGGCCGCGCCGCTGCTCCAGATCATCCGGGACCTGGCGGCGGTCGGCTCCGAGTTCCTGCCCGGCTTCGCGTCCGGTTTTGCTGACGGTGCAACGAGTCTGGCCGACTTCGTCAGCCGGGCTCGGGAAACCGGGCAGCTTCACGAGTGGATGAGCGCCGGGCTGTCTGCGGTCGGCGACTTCGTGACCACGATCGGGAATCTGGCCCGGATCGTGTTCACGATCTTCGGGGCCGCGAACACCCACGGCGCAAGCCTGTTCGCCACCCTGTCCGCCCTGACCGGGTCCATGCTCACGTTCCTCCGCTCTGCGGAAGGAACCGTTGCCCTGCAACAGTTCTTCGGCGGCCTGCACGCTGCCGCCTCGGGCCTGCTCACGCTGCTGGAGGCCGTAGGCCGCGCGTTCGCCTCCGACACGATCCCCGCTGTCGGCCAGCTCGGCACGAGCCTCGGGCAGGCCTTCACCATCCTGGCCGCCGGGGCGAAGCCTGCGGCCGAGATCCTGGGCGTGCTCGCACCTCTGGCGGGGGTCGCTGCTCAGGCGCTCGCCTCCGTGCTCGTGCCGGCATTGGGCGCCGTCTCCGGCATCGTCGCCGAGCTCGCGCCCGTCGTCGGCGAGCTCGTGCAGGAGCTCGTCGGCGGCGCGCTTGCCGACGGCATCCGCGAACTGACCCCTGACCTGCTCGAACTCGCCCGTGCGGCCAAGCCGTTGATCTCCGCTGTCGGTCAACTGCTGGTCCAGGCGCTCCGCGCGGCCGTGCCCGCCCTGTCGGCGCTGCTCGGTGCGTTGACCCCGATCGCTACCGAGCTGGGCGGCGCGTTCGTGCAGGCGATCGAGGCCGCGCTACCGCTCGTCACGATCCTGGCCGAGATCTTCTCGGACGTCCTGTTGGCTGCCTGGGAGCAGGCCCGGCCCGTCCTGCCTGTGCTGGTCGAGTCGATCCGTCAGCTCGTGACCGCCCTCGACCTGTCGGCCGCCACGCCGTCGCTGGTCGAAACCGGAATGCTGCTGGGCAAGATCCTGGCCGAGGCGCTGCGCAACCTCGTTCCGCTGATCCCGCCGCTCGCCGCCGCGTGGATTCAGTTCTGGTCCGAGGGCCTGTTGCCGATGACGCCGCTGTTGCTGCGCATCGTCTCCGAGCTGCTGCCCGAGCTGCTCCCGCTGCTCGGCGAACTCGTGCCCGTGATCACGCAAGCCTTGATGATCATGACCGTCTGGAACGCGGCACTGCTGAAGCTGGCCGCGCTGTTCGTCGAGCACGTGATCCCCGTGCTGAAGCTGTTCATCAACGACGGCGTGAAACCGGTCTTCCGCAACGCGCTGGAGATCATCTCCGCCGCGCTCGCGCTCATCCAGGGCGTGATCAACACTGGCCTCGCGCTGCTGTCGGGCGACTGGTCGCGGGCCTGGCGCGGCGTGCAGGACATCGCGTCGGCCGCCTGGCGGCTGCTGGCCTCCGGAGCGGAACTCGGAATCCGTTCCCTGCTCGGGTTCTTCGGTGGCCTGCCCGGACAGATCCTGTCCAGCTTCGGCAACGTCGGCTCCCTGCTGCTGGAGGCCGGAAAGAACCTGATTCGCGGCTTCCTGCGCGGCATCGAGTCCATGATCAGCGCCGTGCGCGCCAAGCTGCGTGAGCTGACCAACCTGTTGCCCGACTGGAAGGGGCCGCCCGAGCGAGACGCGAAGCTGTTGCGCGCCAACGGTGTGCTCATCATGCGCTCGCTCGTGGACGGTTTCGAGGACGAGGAACCGGCTGTGCGCCGCTACCTCACCGACCTGACCGACCGCATCCCCGCCGCCACGCTCGCCGTCGAGACCGGACCCGTTGCCGCGCAACGACTCGCCGCCCAGGCCACTGCCACGGCCGGCCGAGACGACTCCTCCGGTACGGATCTCGCCGCGCTGGTCGAGGCGATCGAACGCCTTGCCGCACGGCCCGTTGTGGTGCAGGTCGGCGCAACCGAGATCGCCCGCGCCACCGCCGAAGGCCAGCACGCACTGTCTCGGAGGTGACGCCGTTGGCCTCGTTGTGGATCGGCCCGCTCGGAGGACTGCGCGAGGTCCGCGACGCGGCCACCGACCTGGACCGCTCCATCAGCCTGGGCGTCCAGGAGTTCGCGGCGTTGTCGGGCGGGATCACCACCACCCGCCTGGCAACGCCACCCCGCCGCCTCGCACTGTCCTGGTCCGCGATGGCTCCGGCCGAAGCCGGGTGGGTGGAGGCGCTGGCGCGCGGCGTGTTCGGTCCCGGCCCGCTGGCCGTGATCGACCCCGCCGCCCGCAACCTGCTCGATGGCGGGCAGTCGCAGGGCTACGGGCCGCGCGCGGCCTACCTGATGTCCGGGTGGGGCACGCTCACCGAGCGGGCCGACCGGGTCATCACCGTCACCGACCCACGCGACAACGACGGCATCTGGCTCCTGCACCCGCACTGGTTCGGCTGGCCCGTCGCCCCCGGCCTGCCCGTCCACATGGCCACCAGCCTGCCCGACGTGCGCTGCGCCTTCACGTTCTACACAGCCGATCAAAGCTTCGTCGGCGAAGCCGGACCATCCTCACTGCTGACCGCCGTCCCACCCGCCGGGGCCGTGTTCGTCCTGCCGCGCCTCATCCTGCGCGCCTGGACCGGCACGAAACCCCTCGGTCCGGCGCTGCTGCGCATGGGCGACCCCGTCACCGCCGACGAGGTCGGCACCCTCGGCGACGGCTGCCCCGCCATGACCGTCACCGGCTACACCGACAAGGCCCGGCCACCACACCGCGACCTGTCCCTGACCCTCGTGGAGGTGCGCCGTACTCCCCGCTAGCCCGCAACTCACCACCGCCCTGCAGAACGCCGAGCGCACCAACACCAGCCTGACCCGGCTCGCCGGACGCGACCTCACCGACCAAGTCACCTCGTGGACCCTCGATCGCGCCTACGACTCCGATCTGCCCGAGCAGATGCGCGCCGTGAACGGCAGTGCCGCCGCGGAACTGCGGCTCGACCTGACCGGAGCGGACGGCAAGAGCGCCGCGCAGCTCTACAGCCCCTATGCGCCGCACAGCACGGGTGACATCGCCCGGCCCGGCCAGTCCGTCACCCACAGCTGGGGCCTGGCGGGCGAGACCCTGCCCGGCTTCCGGGGTTCGATCCGGGACCGGGCCGCCGACAGCGGCACCGGCACCGTGGCCGTGTCCGCGCTCGACGGCGCCGAGAAGCTCCGCGACGCCGCACGCCTGCCCGCGGTGCTCTCCGCGAACGCCAACCCCATCGCCTCCGGCACGTGGGTGGTCGACCACCTCCTACGGGAAGCGGGCATCCACAGCGCCCCGCCACCGCGCGCGGACTGCACCCTCTACGCCTCCATGCACGGCGGCGTCGTGCCGGATGTTGGGTTCTACCGCGACCACACCCACAACTCCCTGACCTACCGGCGCGACCGCGCACCGTGGGAGATCGCCGCCATGCCCGGCTCCCAGCCCTTCACCGTGCGCTGGGACCCACGCACCCGCACCACCGTGGGCGGACGCGGGTTGTTCGTGGAGTTCTGGGTGGACCGCACCAGCCTGGCCGCGTCGGGGAACCGGGTCGAGATGAAGCTGGTGTTCCAGGCGGACAACAGCATCAACGACATCTACTTCTGGTTCGACTTCAGCGAAGACCAGATGAACATCGGCGCGACCGGCACCGGCGGCTCCGTCAAGGGTGACGCCGCGATGGGCATCCGGTTCGCCAGCGTCTACCACGTCGGCGTGCACTGGACGTGGTCCGGCCGCACCCCGTCCGCCCGCTACTTCATCACCGGGTCCGCGTTCGACACCTACCGCGAGACCGACATGGGCGCGTTCACCGAACTCGGTTTCTCCCAGCTCAACTACATCGAGATGTCCTCGGCGCTGCCGATCGAGGCCGTGCAGGTGTCATTGCGCGAGAACCGCATGACCCGCCAGGAGTTCACCCAGGCCTGGACGCGCGGCGCGGTGCTCGACCAGATCACCTCCGAGTTGCGCGCGATCCCGCCCGTGCAGGGCTCCGCCTGGGACGTCATCACGAGCGTGGCCAAGGCCGAACAGGCGACCGCCGAGTTCGACCCCTACGGGGTGTGCCGCTACCGCAACAACACCCGCTTCACCACGCCCGGCCAGACGTTCAACCAGGTGACCTCCGCGCGTGAGATCGCCAGCCTGCGCGTCTCCGAGGCGATCGACTCGATCCGCAACACCATCGACGTGCCGTATCAGCTCTACACCACCGGCACGCCGGCCGAGCGGTTCACCGAAACCACGGTCCGCTCCATCGGCGCGTTCCAGACGATGACGTTCACCTACGACTACGACGTCTCCGAATACGACAGCCCACCCCCGGTCGTCTACGCCACCACCCTGCCCACCAACACCAGCCGGGTGCGGTTCTCCCCAACGCTCAACGGACAGCTCGGCATCCACGGCTCGATCGAGTCCACCACCGAACGCGACGGCGCCACCCTGCGCGTGACCTTCCGCAACCTGTCCAGCAGCACATGTTTCATCGTCACCAGCGGCGGCCTGCCGTCGCTGTCGATCTGGTCGCAACGCCTCGCCATGAACAGCCCGACCCGGCTGTCCACCCGCCGCTACGACACCACCAGCCGCACCCGCTACGGCGCCCAGGTCTACCAAGTCCCCGCAACACCGTGGATTCAGACCCTCGGCACCGCCGGACGCATCGCCAACTACCTGCTCTCCGTTGCCGCGCAACCACTTCCGGTCATCGGGGATATCGAGATCCTGCCCGATCCCCGCATCACCCTGGGCGACCTCGTCCGCGTCGTCGACGACATCGGCGCAGCCCTGGACACCTCCGCCTGGGTCATCGGCATCCGCACCAGCGGCGACAACACCGGCCGCATCCGCCAAATCCTCACCCTGCGCGCCACCACCAGCCCAGGCGTCCCCACCGACACCGGCCTATTCCCCGACCCCGCCGTCGACCCCGCCGCTCGTGACGCGCTCGTGCGCGAAGGCATCCGGGTTCCCTGACCACCCGGGACGGAGGTTCATGGACCCCACCCTGCTGCCCCAACTCGGCGTGTCCGCAGCGCTGGTGATCGTCGTGGGCTACCTGCTCACCGCCAACCACAGGTTGATGACCGCCAACCGGTCCGACCGCGCCGAGTACCTCAAAGCCCTGGCCGCGCGCGAAACCGCGCACGCCGCCGAGATGACCGCGCTCCGCGCTCGCGTCGCCGTGCTCGAAGACCGCATCGGCGAACTGGAAGACGAACTCGACCGCGAACGCGACCGCCGCCGCCAGGCCGAGGACATCGCCGCCGCCGTGCGACGCCACACCTGACCACCCACACCCCCAAAGCGAACGGCCGTCACCACCCGGTGACGGCCGTTTTTTGTTGCCCACCAACAGAAAGAGAACACCTTGGCCTGGCGTGTAGCCAACTCCCTGCTCACCCTGCGAAACCAGATCAACGCCAAGTTCCCCAACAGGAACAAGGCATCCGACGGCACCATCGGCGACGCCAACCACGACGTCACCAGCGACCACTCTCCCTGGTACGGCCCCGGCATCGTCACCGCCCTGGACGTCACCCACGACCCCCGCGCCGGATTCGACATCGACAAGTTCACCGACGAACTCCAGACCTCGCGCGACAACAGGATCAAGTACGTGATCGCCAATGGGTTGATCATGGACAGCCGCGCGCAGTTCTCGCCGTGGCAGTGGGTCCGCTACTCCGGCAGCAACCCCCACACCTCGCACGTGCACATCAGCGTCGTGGCCTCCAGCCTGTGCGACGACACCCGGCCGTGGAACCTGCCGATGCTCGGCGGCGCCAGCACCCCGCCACCGACCCGGCCGCCGACAAAGCCACGGTTCCCGCTGCCCCAGAACCACTACTTCGGACTCATCAGCGGCCCCAACGAGTCCCACGGCGGCGCGCCCGTGTCGATGGGCGGCATCCCCGATGAGCAGTACTACGTCCGCCTCATCCAAGAGGAACTCCAGCGCCGCGGCTTCGCCCCGAACACGCCCGGCTGGGCCGACGGCATCTTCGAGCAGCCCACTAAGGACGCCGTCGCCGCTTGGCAGCGCGCCCACCGCCCCCACAGCACGTCCCGGTGGGGCGAGGTCTGGTGGGACGACTGGGCCGACCTTATCCGCCCATGACCGCCGAACCGGTGCCCGCCGCGCCCATGACCGGCGGGCACTGGGTCGTCTCCCTTGCTCTCGTCGTCTGGCTGCTGATCAAGGGCAGCCGGGCCGCCGTGCTGTGGATCGAACGCCACGACGGCACCCAACCCACCCTGGAGGAACACCCCGTGACCGATCCCCGCCCCCGCCCGCTGCGCACCGTCGCGACCTGGGTAGGCCTGCTCACCGCCCTGGTCTCCTGGCTCGTCGGCTCCGGCCTGCTCACCACCGGCCAGGCCGACGCCATCACCGGCACCGCCGCCGCAGTCCTCGCCCTGCTCGGCGCGTTCGGCGTCGCCCTCGCCGGAGAGCGCAAGGTCACCCCGACCTTGGACCCGCGCGACGACGCCGGCCGCCCCCTCGTCCCGCTCGACGCCGACTAATCGAGCAGCACACCTAGCCAACGCCCACCAGCGCGGGGAGCCCCCGAGCCTCGCGCTGGCCTGGGGGCTCCCCGCGCCCACACCCGGAGAGCCCCGCGAATGCAGTCAGCAGCCCGCCAGCCCGAGGCCTGGACGGTCGACCACATCGAGACCGAGGACCTGAGTGCGGCGCAGCGCGAGGACGCGGTGAGCGCCCTCGCCACGCTCATCAATACCTGGAATGAATTGCAGCATGCCGCGTAAATCCCAGGCCTAATAAAAGGCCGCCGAGAATGCTACATTCCAGGGCATGACCGAAAGAAATACCGGAATGGGCAGAGCCTTGCCGGAAACCGCGCCTATTCACACACGTGCGGATATCAATTGGGGGATTTGTTTTGTCTAGGCGGACGAGGGCCAAGAAGGTAGGCGCCGCTGCGGCGGAGCTTGACCTCGACACCGTGCGGGTCGGGATCTACACGCGGCGCAGCACCGACGACGAGAACCAGCCCTACACGCTGGAGGCGCAGGACACCCGGCTGGAGGCCTACGTCCAGTCGCAACCGGGCTGGAAGATCGTCAAGAAGTTCAGCGATGACGCGTCCGGAAAGAACACCGACCGGCCCGGCCTGAAAAAGGCGATGCAGTGGGCAAGGTCGAACATGATTGACGTGTTGCTCGTGTATCGAGTGGACCGGTTCTCCCGCAACCTGCGTGACACCGTGACGCTGCTGGACGAGTTGGAGAGCGTCGGCGTGGCGTTCCGGTCCGCCACCGAGCCGTTCGACACCTCGACCCCGGTCGGCCGGATGATGCTTCAGCTGCTGTCGATGTTCGCGCAGTTCGAGCGGGACCTGATCGTGGACCGCGTCACGGCGGGCATGGAGAAGAAGGCCGAGGCCGGACAGTGGAAGGGCGGCTACGCCCCGCCCGGCTACATGATGGACCCGGTCACCCACAAGCTCGTCGTGGTCGAGGCCGAGGCCACCGTGATCCGGCTGATGTTCGACCTGTACACAAAGGACCGTCTCGGCTCCCGGGCCATCGCCAACGAGCTGAACGAACGCGGATACCGCACCCGAAGCGGCGGACTCTGGGCCTTCAAACGGATTCTCACCATCCTGGAGAACCGCGTCTACCTCGGAGAGATCCACTACCGCGACGTCATCAAACTGGACTCGCACCCCGGGATCATCGCCCCCGAGCAGTTCGACGAAGCCGAACGCATCATGGACTCGCGCGGCGACAGCCATTCGCGCCGCGCCTCGAACAGCTCCGACTACATGGTTACCGGCCGCCTGCCCTGCCCCAAGTGCGGCCGCGCGATGATCGGCACCAGCGCCACCGGCAAGACCAAGACCTACCGCTACTACACGTGCATGAAGCGCATGAAGTACGGCACAGACGCCTGCGACCAAGACCGCATCAACGCAGACGCCCTCGACCAAGCCGTACTCGACTCCGTCGCCAGCTTCTACGGCAACCAGCACCAACTCATCCGCGACGCCGTCGGCGCCGCCCGCAAGGTCTACGAATCCAGCCACGACACGGTGGCCGCCGAACTCAAGACCGTGAAAACGAAACTCACCGCCGTCACCGCGAAGATCGACAAGTACCTCGACGCATTCGAAGCCGACACCTTCGACGCCGACGACGACACCGTCAAGGAACGGATGCGCGGACACCGCACCACCCAGAAACAACTACAGGCACGAGAAGCCGAACTCCTGGAAGACCTGGAGAACGAGCCGACCATGCCCGACGCCGCCACCCTCACCCAGGTCAACAACAACATCCGCACCATCATCAACGCGGGCAACCCCAACCAACGCAAGGCCGTCGTAGAGACCTTCGTAGTCAAGATCAAAATCACCGGACCGGGCCGCATGGTCCCCGTCTTCCGAGTGCCGCAGGCAGCTACACAGGCCGATGTCGTGAATGCAGAAGGGGCGGAATCCGGTAGACCGGATTCCGCCCCTCTGAGTGTTCGTGCATGTAGTTCTTTGGTGGAGCTGAGGGGAATCGAACCCCTGACCTTCTCGATGCGAACGAGACGCGCTACCAACTGTGCTACAGCCCCTTGCGGTGTTACGCGAGAACTATAGCAGTCGCGGAAGGGGTGTTTCACCACCCCCTCCTATGCCCCCACAGCACCTCGGTACCGCAGCGACTCCAGTCCCTCTAACTCGACGAAGACCGGGTCCTCGTCGTCGGAGTCGACCGGGATGGTGCCCGGCCGCACGTGGTGTTCGAAGCGCGGCAGCGGCGGCAGCGCGGGCCTGTCGTCGACGACCTCGACCTGCGTGGTCTCGGGCTCTCCGGCGACCTGCCGCGGGATCTCGGCGGCGGCCGGGGTCTCCTGCTGCTGCGGGCCCGTCTCACGGCGGCGGCGCACCTGCTGCAGGCGGGCGAGCCGGCGGCCGCGGATCTCCTCTTCGATCCGCACCTGCCGGCGCAGGTACGTCAGGTAGCCGACGAGCAGCAGGTCGAGCGCGGCGTGTCCGTACCAGAGCTTCGCGTAGAACACTCCGGCGACGATTCCCGACGCCACGGCGGCGACCAGCAGGAACGCCACCACTCTGCGGCGGAACGCGTACTTGGCCTGTGCGACCAGCACGGCGGCTTCCGGGTCGTAGCCACCGCGGCCACGCCGGAACGGGCGCTCGACGTACTCCTCCTCGTCGAAGTAGTCGTCGTCGATGTCGTGGATGTCGTCGTACTCGGCGTCTGGCATGGCGTCGTACTCCTCCCCCACGCTGCGCGCACTCTCCTGGCGCTTGCGGGCCATCATGGGGACGAGGACCACGAGCCAGGCGACGACCAGCGCAACGATGATCAGCGAACTCGGCAT